AACGTTTTACAGATTCAGATTAAAGCTTATTAAGTTAAGAATATTAAACAATGACATGTAAAGTAGCATTTTTACTTAAGAAACGATAAAGTATGAGATGTCTCTTCCTACATTGAAAAGTTTAACAAAAACAATATTATAATTTTACAACATGCAACTACAAGAAATAGAACAAATATATAAAGAAATTGCACAAATTAATGAGTTATCAGATTTGCATTTTCTTGCTGACGAAAAACACAGACACGATGTGCAATATTTTGCATATTATACCCACGTACCTTTTTTATTTAAAAAATGTACTGAACTTTGTAAACAGTCGACTGCTCGTATATTAGAGCTAGGTATGGGTAAGGGTAGCAGTGCTATTTTATCTTATTTTGCAAAAAATAATCAAAACATTCTCATTGATAGCATTGAAACAGATAAAGTATGGTCAGATCAATGCTTCCCTCTCTATTATAAAGATGTACAAAATGTTAAACCATACTATATGTCAAGTTATGACTCCAAATACGATATGGAAGATTTTAAACACAACTACGATTTAATTTTTGTTGATCAAGGAGATTGGTCAGACAGAAATAAAAGTTTAAATCACTTTAAAAAACAGACCAAATGTTTTATTGTACATGATTATGACTATTTACAACGCACCTGGCCAGATACACATAACATGCTATGGGAAGAATTTAATACTGAGTGGGATGAAAATTGGAAACAGTATCGAATTACCGATCCGCCTACTTTAGTTTGTACATTGTAAATGTATGAATATAGTTCAAATTGGCTGTTGTAAAGGACAGGATCATGTTCAAGCATTTATAACAGAACATTACAGTGTTATTCAAAAAGCAATACTTATCGATGGGAATAAAAAATACGTCGAACTGTGTAGAGAAGCATATAATGACTTACCTAAAGTAAAAGTACTTCATTATGCCATTGTAACTGATGATAGAGCTACTGTTACCTTTTATGTATCTGAAACAACTCCTGAAGAGTGCACTACATCTATTGATTTTATCAACAGTTCATGTTTTAAAAGCACATATACCGCTATTGAAACCCCTGCAATTAATTTAACCGCACTCTTTAAACAACACGAACTCATACATATTGATCGGCTTTACATTGACGCTGAAGGTATGGATGTTGATATTGTTAATAGTATTGACTTTAATAAAGTTCAAATACAGTATTTATACTTTGAACATTTACATGCTGAAGGAACTCGATTTACCGGGCATGGAACAAAGCTTCAAAACTGTATTAATAAATTAACTGATCTAGGCTATCAAGTCCAAACTATTGGATGGGATATTGTTGCTACTAAATAAAGTAGTTTAAAATATTTAAATTGTATCTATACTATAAGGAGTGCGTTTAGTAAATTTTAAATCTCTTACTATTAAGAACTTTCTCTCTGTCGGAGAATCACCAGTAACTATTAATTTTCAAACTGGGGTTAATGTTATAACAGGTATTAACTATGACAAAGAGGACTCTAAGAATGGTGTTGGCAAATCAACTATTGCTGATGCACTGTACTTTGCATTGTTTGGTACTACAATTCGGGAACTCCCAAAAGACCTTATTGTAAACTCTTTTACTAAGAAAAAATGTGAAGTAATCTTAGACTTTGACATTGAAAACGGTAACGGTTTATCTCAATATTGTATTATTCGTACTATTGGTCCCACTAAATGTCATATGACAAAAAACGGGGAAGATATAACCCGTTCCACTATGGCTAAGACAAACGAGTATATTCAAAGACTCGTTATGTCCAATGGTAAAATATTTCAAAACTCAGTCATAATGACTATCAATACTACTGTACCTTTTATGGCACAGTCTAAAATTGATAAGAGAAAGTTTATCGAGAGTATTCTTAGTCTTGAAGTCTTTTCAGATATGCTTTCGAAAGCTAGAGAAGAGCATAACATACTTAAAAAAGATTATGAAGTGCTATTTACTAAAGTAGAGGGCATTGAAAAGGGATACAAATTTAATAAAGAACAGCTTGATGCTTTTGAAGAAACAAAAAAATTAAAGATTGAAACTTTAACAAAACGTATTGAAGAGAGTAAAGTTAAAATTGATGAATTAAAAAAGAGTATTAAAGTTCTTCCTGATGACGTCATAGAAAAGCTTGATATCAAACTTGAGCAATGCAATGAAGAACTACAAGAGTCGCAAAAACTTTATAAAACCGCTTATCAAGTTTTAGCTGATGTTAAAAGTAAAATTAGTCATATTAAAGATCAGCTAAATGAAATTGAAAAGATTGGAGCTATTTGTACAACCTGTAAGAGAGCGTACTCTGACGATGATCTTAAACATAAAGAATCTAATAAAAAAGAGCTTAATAATAAATTAAAAGTTCTAACAAAAGAGCTTAGTATTGCTCAAAAGTCCCTTGATGAAGTAAACACCTTTCAGGCTAAAAAAGAAAAAGAGATAAATGATATCCAAAATAATAAAAATATTGTAAAAGATATCTTAAACAATAATAAAAATACTGAAACTAAGATCAGTCTTATCAACGAAAATATTCAAGAAATATTAAAAGAAATTGAAGAGGTTAAAGGACAAACAAATGAAGCTTTAGAAAATGTTGTAAAAGAGCTCGAACAAAAGCTTAAAACTGGAAAGGCTGATCTAGAAAAATTAGATCATGAATGTAATGTTCTCGAGTGTGTTAAGTTTGTAGTATCTGAAGAGGGCGTTAAGTCATACATTGTTAAAAAGATCTTAGCCGTTCTTAATGGAAGAATGGCATACTATCTCGAGAAACTTCATGCTAACTGTTTGTGTCAATTCGATGAGTTTTTTGATGAGCAAATTACTGATGAAAAAGGAGAACATAAATCCTACTTTAACTTCTCTGGTGGGGAGCGTAAGAGAATTGATTTAGCTTGTTTGTTCTCATTCTTAGATATTCGTAGAATGCAAGGGGATGTACACTTCTCGACTATTTTTTATGACGAACTTTTAGATTCTTCTTTAGATGATAAAGGGGTAGAATTAGTTTTAGACGTTCTTCGAGAAAGAGCTTTAAAGCATAACGAAAATTGCTACATTATCACTCATCGAGGTACAGCTATTACAGAGAAAATTGATAACACAATATTTCTGGAAAAACGTAATAACTTTACCTATTTATTATCATAGCTTTATGTCTCAATTCATTATCCAGCAATCTGGTATTTCTAATAATATGGGTGCACCTATCGGTTTACCACCTTTTATACCCTCTACTACTCAAGTGCTTCATGCTAGACCTAATGGAGATTTACCACCACCTGAAATACCAGGACAAGGGTTATCAAGAGCTATTAACTATCTTGCAGATTACGGCGGATGTTCTTGGTATCGCTGTATGGCTCCTAATCTAATGCTGAATCTTTATCAGAAGGCAGTTCTTTTAGAACTAACTACAATGGTGCTCGATCCGAGATTTTATGCTGGAGTAAAAGCAGTTAAAATTCAGCGTCAGGCTACACCTATACAAAGAGACTTTGTTAAGATGCTTAAAGAGATATCTCGTCAAATGCCAGACGGCGGGTTTAAAATTATCTATGAAATTGACGATATTGTTTTTAGAGAAGATATTCCTGACTTTAATAGAAATAAAGATGCTTTTGTTGCAGATGAGATTCGTAATTCTATTTTAGAAATTCTCGATATGTGTGATGAGGTTACAGTTACTTGTGATTTTATGAAAGATTATTTTGACGAAAAGATGGGTGTCAAAAAATCCACTGTAATACCCAATTACCTACTTAAATGGTGGTTTGATCGGTATTATAATCTCGGAGAATTGGTTAAAAATTTCGAAAAGAATAAAAAGAAACCTGTTGTATCTATTTTTGCTTCAGGTACTCACGTTGATGTCACAAACAGAACTGGACAGAAGGATGACTTTGAAATGGTGGTACCTGCTATTATTAAGACAAGAAAAGACTTTAGGTGGAAGTTCTACGGAAGTTACCCACTGCCTTTAAAACCCTTTATTGATCGAGGAGAGATGGAGTTTCATCAATGGGCTCCATTACCCGAGTTTCCAGGCACTATGGCTGAATCTGGTACTCAATTAACTTTTGCAGCTCTCCAGGATAATAATTTTAATAGAGCCAAGAGCAATATTAAGTTGCTTGAAGCTGCCGCACTAGGTATTCCTTGTGTGTGCCCAGATATGTGTACATACAAGGATGCCTTCTTAAAATACTCTAATGCTAACGAGTTCATTGACTGTATTAAAACTGCTACAAAGAATCAGTCGGTTTATGCTGATTACTGCAAAAAGTCTCGAGCATATGCCGATAACTTCTGGTTAGAAGACGAAAAGAATCTCATGAAACACCATGAGGCATATTTTACCCCGTTTGGTTCCCCAGATCGTAAGTATTTGCTTGAGACTAACCCTAAATCATAATACAATAGGTCTTAGTGTATAGGAACGCATCATATAACCCTCGAGAAGGAACTGTCTTCTTACGAACATGGACTGAAGATGGAGATAGAATCGATACTGATGTTCCCTTCACCCCTTACCTCTTTACAGAGCATAAGGATTCTAAAGACGCTACATCTATTTTCAAGACACCTCTTAAGAAGCATTATTTCAAAAATACATTTGAACGTTCGAAATTTGTTCAAGAAACTAAGAACCCGAGACTATTTGGTAACCTATCTGTAGATCAGCAATTCTTGGTTGATCAGTTTAAGGAAGATGTACACAAACCTGAATTTAGTCAGTTCCCTCTTAAGGTATTCTTTATTGATATAGAGACCTACTCTCCGGGAGCTTTCCCTATACCGAAGTACGCCAAAGACCCTGTCAATCTTATAACTGTACTAGATACACTTAGCGGTAAAATACATACCTGGGGGCTAAGAGAAGATTACAAGCCTAAGCTTAACAACGTTACGTATTATTGTTGTAAGACAGAAGGAGAGCTATTTGAAAGATTTGTTAATTTTTGGAAGAAAGACCCTCCTGATATCTTGACAGGCTGGAATACCGAGCAGTTTGATATACCTTATATTATTAATCGTGCTAAGAACTTACTCGGAGAAGACTTTATTAAACAGCTCTCTCCAGTAGGTCAGGTGCATTATAGAGAGAACTTTGCTAAGTTTGGTAAAGAAATGGGCAGGTGGTATATTTCTGGTGTTAGCTGTTTGGACTACATGGAAATTTATAAGACATACTCTAAAGGTGATAGAGAATCCTTTTCACTTAACTATATTTGTGAATACGAGCTTGGTGAAGGTAAACTTGCTATTAATGCTACAAATCTCTCTTCTCTATCTGAAACAGACTGGGAAAACTTTGTAGATTATAATATTCAAGACGTCGATCTACTTCGTAAGTTAGAAGAGAAACTAAACTATCTAAAAATTATTCGTCTGCTGTCTTACAAAGGTTGTACTAATTTTGAAAGAGCTCTAGGAAAGGTATCCATCGTAACCGGGGCTATGACGCTTCAGGCACAAAAGCAGGGTTACGTTATCCCCACCTTTAAAAACGAAACCACCCGAGAGTCTTTAGAAGGTGGGTATGTAAGAGAACCTGAAAGGGGGTTAAAAGAAGCTATTGTATCCTTTGACGTTAACTCTCTATACCCTAATACTATTATCACTCTTAACATTGGGTCTGAAACCAAGCTGGGTAAAATTGTTACTGGAGACCCTGAGTATGATAAAGAAGTTGAAATTAAACTTGAGTCTGGTGGAATGTTTAAAGTGACTACTGCTAAACTAAAGAAGTTCTTGACTGATGAAAACGTGGCTCTATCAAAGGCTGGTGTTCTATACTCTCAAAAGTTTAAAGGTGTTTGTCCGAATCTGATTAATAGTATTTACGATGAGCGAGTTTATGCTCGTAATGAAATGCTTAAACTCAAAAAGACAAAGCAGAAGGATAAAGATACTGTTAGTAAAATTCAATACTTTGATACTCTTCAATATACGTTAAAGATTCTTCTCAACTCCATTTATGGCACGTTTGCTAATAAGCACTCAGCCTTTATGGATATTGATAACGCTTCATCTATTACCCTAACTGGTCAAGCAGTGGCTAAAGCAGGTGGTGCTATTATTAATGCTTGGGCTAAAGATAAGTTTGGAGTTACTGAATCTCTCATCTTAGCAGGAGATACTGACTCTCTATATACAACAATTCAGCCTATCCTCAATAAACTTAATCTCCCACTCGTCCGAGATGGTATTATTACAGCAGAGGTTCATAAAATTGTAGATGCAATGGAGAATCATCTCAATACTGAGATTATTAACTGGGCTAAATTAGATCTTAATTCTGCTGATCCTCGTTTCGTTTTTAAACGAGAAGCTATTGCTGATGTAGGTTCGTTCTTAATGAAGAAGCGTTATATTCTTCATATTTTGGATGAAGAAGGGGTTCCTACTAATAAGTTTAAATATGTAGGCGTCGAACTAGCTCGTTCAACAACCCCTAAGGAAGTTAAGGCCTTGATTAAGAAAACTATTGATACGGCGTTCTTAACGAAAGATGTTAAAAAGACTAACGAGGTCTTTCGAGAAGCTTACGATCACTTTAAAACTCTTGATATATCTGAAGCTGCCTTTCGTAAAGCAGCTAAAGAGCTTGAGAAGTATTCTGCAGATGCCTCTTTACATAAATTTAATAAAGGTACACCCTGCCATGTTAAAGCTGCCTTGGCTTACAACTTTCTTCTCGAGAAAATGAATATACAGAAAAAGTATGAGAAGATTACTTCTGGGCAAAAGATCAAGTTCTTCTATGCTATGAAAAACCCTTATGGCTTAGATGCCGTAGGGTTTAGTAGTGAGTATCCGAAGGAGTTTCACGAGATTAAAATTGACTACGACAAGATGTTTGGTAAGATTGTTGTACCTCCAATTGAGGCAGTTTATGATGCGATTGGATGGAGAATACCTCAGATTGGTAAAGAAGTTCAAACAGATTTATTTGATTTATTTGGAGACTAATTTATACTTTTAACCATGCTTATTTCACATGAAACGCCTGTCTCGTTGTTGCCTTATTCTTGGGGATACAATGATTATGATTACTGCTTAGTACATTTATTACCCGAGAATCAAAAGTACAAAGACTTTTACTTTAAATCCGTAGAGTACGGACGCAGAGTGCTTTTAGATAACTCTATCTTTGAATTAGGAACAGCCTTTGACCCTGAACAATTTGCCTATTGGGTTAAAGAACTTAACCCCTTTGAGTATGTTATTCCCGATGTCTTAGAAGATACTGAAGGCACTTGTGTATCTATGGATAAATTCTTATCGAAATATTCTGATCTACCTGGTCGTAAGATTGGTGTAGTGCAGGGTAAGACTTATCAAGAACTTATTGATTGTTATGATTATATTGCACCAAAGGTAGACAAAGTAGCTATCTCGTTTGATTATTCTTACTATCTTGAAAACTGTGATTGGTCTCAAATTAATGTGCCTGGTTTTGTTAAAGGGCAAGAAGAAAATAAATGGCTCAAATATGCTGTAGGAAGAGTTCAACTACTGGATAATCTTTATGATGATGATGTACTTGATGTAAACAAACCTCACCACCTGTTAGGAGCTTCTCTACCTTGGGAGTTTGCTCTTTATTCTGAAAACTTCTTGTTAGAGTATATTGAAACAATTGATACATCTAATCCGATTGTAGCAGGCATCTTAGGTAAAAAATATGAACCCGAGTTTGGTTTATCGGAAAAGTGGTCAGTAAAGCTTGTTGACTTTATTGATGCTGAATTAACTGAGCAGCAAATTACTGATTCGTTTTGGAACATCACTCAATTTAGAAAATTTTGTACATGAGCTTATTTAACTTTAGAACATTTGCTGAGCATGTTTCAAATAGCGACCAAATAGTTGTTGGAGAAGGTTTAATAAAGACATACCCGGTTGCAAATCTAAAGAAAGCTTTGGGTGAAAAAATAAAAAATCTCGGTATAAAAAAAATTCAGGAATATCAAACGTTTACAGGTATACCTATAGGCTTAGTTCTAACAGTACCTGTTCAAACTCACATAAATGAAATAAAAAAAATATTAGATGTATACGGTTATTATATAGGAATTCAAAGAGGGGAAAGTATTCAAGTTGAACCTAAATACCCGTTTCGAGTAAATAAAGAAGATCTTCCTCAGTATGCATATCATATAGCTTCTCGGTTACGTATTAAAAAAATATTCCAACAAGGTCTTGTACCCCGAGACAGTGAAACACTTTTCAGTCATCCAGGCTCGAGAATATACCTCTTTGTGTCTAAAACAGAAAATGATATTGTAAGTTTAAAGCATATGTTAGCAGATGCAAAAAATACTGACCCAAATAGACTCACTGTTTTACGTATTGATTTAGTAGAACCGTTCTATTATATAGATACTAATTTTCAGGAAGGAACGTTATCTGATGATAGTTTTGGTATATTTACAGTTCAAAATATTTTACCAAGTCACATAACTAAAATAGATATTTAGAATTTATTAAATATATGCAAAATAAGAGACCTTGGGTGACATTTTTTTCTCAGACAGGTTCTGAAATTTACAAGATATCTAAAAAACTTGAACGAGTACCCGATATTATTGTAACTAATAAATCAAAAGATAAAATTCTTGATATTAACCCTGACCTATTTGATGAGTATTTAGATAGGTTTGTTTGGTTGCCTAAAAAGCCAACTGTAGAAGATTACAAACAAGTTATCCCAGAAGGAGCTTTAGTTACTCTTCATGGTTGGTTAAGAATTATACCGCCTGAAGTATGCGAGCTGTTTGAGATTTATAATCTGCATCCAGCACCTATACATTTGGAAGGGTATGAAAAATATAAAGGAAAAGATCCTCAGGCTAGAATATTTGAAGATAAGGCAAAGTATTCCGGAAATGTAATTCATGAATGTATCCCGGAATTAGATGCCGGTAAGATATTAGCTAAAAATCAGTTTAATGTTTCTGGTTTTGATTTAGATATGGTGTTTAAATTAACTCATGCAAAAGCTTCTGAACTTTGGAGTAGCTTTTTGCAGGATAGGGTGTAATATAGATAACTATGAGAGTTTCATTTACAGGTGCTCAAAGTACTGGTAAGACTACTTTACTTAACAAGTGTAAAGAAGTTTACAAAGACTATAAATTTGTTGATGAGGTAACACGTTATGTTCGTAAGACGTATGATGTTAAGATTAATGAGATTGGTGGAACTGAAACTCAACTGTACATTTTAGCAGAACATATTAAGAATCATTTAAAGCCGGATGAAAATTTGATACTTGATCGTTGTATATTAGATGGTTATGTTTATACAAAATATCAGGTTGGAAATAGAAAAGTTTCAGAACAAGTCTTACATGCTTTTAATGGAGTGTTTGCTGTTTTATTTGATAAATTAGATTATATTTTTTATACTGATCCGTCTGATGTAAAATTAGTTGATGATGGTGAACGTTCAGTGGATTACAATTTTAGATGTGATATAATTGATATATTTGAAGATCTTATTTCGTACAAGATGTCTCCGAAGAATAGAGAGAAAGTAATTCGTCTTAGCGGTACTGTAGAAGAAAGAATGAAAACTATAGAAGAATATTTAAAATAATGAATACAAACCTAAATGATATTGCCTCTAAGACCTTAGGGTCCTCAGCCTCATACGCGGTCTATACTGATCGTTATGATGCTTCACTTCTTAATCCAATGCCTCGTATGCTTGCTCGCGAAGGCTGGGGCATTAAAGGGGGAGAATTTGTGGGCTGGGATACCTGGCACTGTCATGAAGCTACTTTTCTTCTCAATAACGGTGCACCAATTGCTGGTACGTTAAAGTACGTCTACTCTTCAGATTCAAAGTATATGGTGGAGTCTAAGTCTGCAAAACTATATCTTAATACTTTTGATATGTGTAAGATGGGTCAAACTATAGATACGGCAATTCAAAATTACGAACTACAAGTTAAAGCAGATTTAGAAAAAGTTTTAGAAACAGAAGTATCTGTTAAA